AAACCTCATTGCTAATCATGTTAGCATTGTATGAGGAGATGTAGGTATTGTATGCTAATACATCAATTATGTTAGAAAGATTAGATCCTTCAAAATCATAGTCTGTAAAATTAGAATTTTCTCTCAAATAATCCTTCAGTGAGGTTTTTATTTGATCGAAATCTAAATCTGTAAAGTTTACTAATGCCATTTATCTTGTAGGCTGTAGTGCAAAGTTTAATTGTTGAGGAAGAGCATCCATTCCTACTATATCATAGGTAATAGTTACATTAAATTCATTATTATCATAGTCAGGTTTGACTTTTACATCTGTTAATTTGACCCTTGGTTCAAATCTAATGATAGTTTGTTCAATTTCATCCCTAATAACAGCACCTGATATGTCATCAAGGGTATCGAATAGTACTTCGCTTACTCCTGATCCCAAATCTTCATTAAAAAATCGCTCTCCAGGAGTAGTAAGTACTAAATTCCTGATAGAACGTGCAATTGCAGTGTCATTTTTGACACCAATGATGTCAGCATTAATGGGATTTACCTCAAAAGACATGCTAATGTCCTTAAATCCCCTACTAACCCTTTCTACAGGCATGAAAAAACGGTAAATATAAGTTATTTATCATAAAAAAAGAGACCCTTAGGTCTCTTGTACTATCTACCTTGTCCTCTATACCTTTTTTTAGGTTTATTAGCACTTGTAGCAGCATATTTTGTATGTTTCCCCCTACCTTGATAAGTCTTTTTAGGTATGGTTTCTACATAATCACCACCAGAGAGAGATTTTTTGACTGGCATTAGTTTTCATCCTCCATTTCTTTTATAATTTTTTGAGAGATCGATAGAACATTTGAAACATTCTTAAGATTGTCAATGCTCATAATAAAATCAGCAATGTGTTTTGCTATGTAAGGTTCTTCATTTCTTGCAGCAAAGGCAAGAGCATTCCTTAAATTACCTTGAGCCTCATTAAGAGACTCTTCTACTTGTTTTGTAAGTGCCATTAGAGGTCTCCTATATAACTCTTGTTTTTTCATGACCCACCCTAATACGAGGATCACACCATATCTCTTCACCCTGCTCAATTGCATCTAAGCAGAATGAAACATCTTCACCGCACATATCTTGTACTGCCCCAGATTCAAAGACTTGCATCTTAGGAGCAAACCAAGGATAAGGAAGGTTCTCAAATACTCCCTTCTTAATTAATACCCAACCAAAACCTGTGTAGTCTACTGTGAAAGGCTTTCTACGCTTAGAGATAGATTCAACTGTTTCATGATTCATGACTCCACCATTCTTTCTGAAATCATCTTCCTCTAACCAGTGTGCAACTGAGGTGGTTGTCCCATCTTCAGTAGCATACCAACCTGCTGAGATCTTTCTCTCATCACCCTCTGCAGGAATTGCCATGTCACATAGTTGCCAGAACTTTTCTGTAGTAAAGACAATATCAGAGTCAATCCATAACTGGTAGTCATATTCAAGTTTACCATCCCAAGGAATCTGCTTAGGTCCTCTGAGAACATTAGCACCTAATACTTTACATCTTGCAAAG